ACTTACTTTTAAACCTACATTTAACATATAGTTTTGAGTTCGTGGTTATCAAGCATAACAGATATTGCCACATTTTCGGTTTTAAAAGCATTTCAAATAACTTATTGCCTAAACTATAATTTGCTTTGAGTTGGTAAGGTCAAAACGACACCAGGCAATGTATGTTAATCAAAAAATCCTCTAATCTACTTGAGCCTCTCACACTCGTTCAATTAAAGGATTATAATGTAAATTGTTAATGTAGTGAGAGTACATTTGAATTACAAAGATAGTGAAAATTATTTAATTACTGTCAAGTTTTTTAAAAACCTTTTTCATTAAGTCGGTTTGAAATTCAATTGAATATCCATTTTTAACACCCTGTTCTAAATCTCTACCTAATTTTTCGTAATTAATATTTAATTCTTTAAGTACTTCTGACTCTATCTCGTAATAATCTTCTTCACTCATCCAAGACTCTTTAAAAATATCTTTAAATATCTCTTTAGCTTTATTTGTATAGTTCATAATATTTATTTTTTAGTTGCCTATTGTCAATCACTCAACAATAGGCTAGTTTTTAGTTTTCAGCCCTTTTAAACTAGGTTTTGCTTTTCAGCCTACCCATAGAGCATAATGTTTTTTATCGTGTATTTTGGCTCACGTTTGCCAACCAATAATCTGTGACGCTTGAACGAGGATTACCTGAACGCTATCTAATTAAATGGATTTTCAGAAATTTCAATGAACGGTTGTAAGTTTAATTGTAAAATTAGTTATTTATTTAGTTATTAACAACTATTATCTAATTGTTAGTTTCTATAACTTATTGATAACTAATAAGTTTTATCTATTTACCATTTTAGATCGTTGTAACTTTGTTTTTTTTATGTAGTAATCATCATTATTGAAATACTTTTCGCTTCCTAGTAAATTAAAAAGGGTTGCGTATTTTATTTCCTTATTATTTATGATGATTTTTTCCTTTGCCATTTCTCGAATACTTCCATATATTGCACCAGAATTGGCTTCACCTTTAATTAGTTTTCTCTTATCAACAAAGATAAAATACTCTTCTTTTTGCATTGTTTTCCCCTCTTTCATTTTTTGTAATTCCTTTCTTGAGTCTGTCATAATAAAATGTTATTTATAATTGCGTTTGTTAGTTTTTTATACTCCTTTTCGGTTATATGTAGTTTTTCGCTATCCTCATTAACTATTGTTATGTTGTATATCCAAATGTTAGAGTTTAATTTTTCGTGCTCTATTGGGTTATCTTTGTCAAATCCTCCAGACTCTTTGTGCTTTTCCTCAACTTTTAAATCTAAAGTAACTAAAAAGTTTTTTATCTCAAGCTCTAAACAGTCGTTTTTGTAACTGCCTACATTTACATTATCTATTAAATCCCAGCTATCAAATTCTATTTCAATCTCAGGAATGTTTTTTATAACGCCTTTTAGCTGTTTTTTACGCTGCTTTTCGGCTTCATATAGTTCGACTATCTCACTATATTTTAGTTCTTTTTCGGTTGCATCTACAACGTATAATGTTTTTTTGCCCATCTTTAAAGTGTAAAATTTCGTGCCATCCGTGCAATTTGCATTACGTTTACAAAGTTCTTTAATTTCTTTGTGCGCTTCTTTGTAATTATAAAAGGTTATTTTTTGCATAACTATTAATTTAAATTTTTTAACACTTTATTTAAGTTTGATTTTTCGGATAACCATATTAAATTGTCAATCCTTTCATCTAATTCATTTAAAACAAAATTAACATCTGTATTGTGTATATTCAATTTAAACGAATGAGTATTAAAATTATCACAACCATTTAAAACAACCTTTTTAAATATGTCTAAGTTAAATTTAGAAGAATCTAAAAACCTCATAAACAAACTACAAAATTTAATTCTTGGTGAATATTCAATATTTACATAAACTTCGCCCATAAAAGAATCAAATTTAAATGAGGTGTTATTTTTCTCTTTTTTACAATTGTGTTTTTTACAAATTGCATTAACCTTTTTATCAAATTCTTTTTTAGTCATATTTTTACTTTTTTGTTTGTTGGTTTTTTGCCCAACTGTTAATATAATAACTATTAAATTTATTTGCTTTTCGCTCTATATCCTGGAGCTTGTTATAAATTAATATTAGTTTATCCTTTTTAAGCACAATTTAAAGAATTAATTTCATGTTTCAACATAATGTATTTATACTTTTTTTCGGCTTTGTAGTTACCGTGTAACTCTTTTAAAATGTCAAATATCCTATTGTCAACATTCTTTTTAACTCGTTTTATGCGTGGTTTCATAATTAGGCGTTTAAGATTCTAATTCATCAATTATATAAGAGTCTGTTAAATCTAAAACTTTTTTAGCTGTTTCAAATTCTTTTTGATCAAATGCACTAACAAATAAATCAAAACCAGTGTTAATATTATCTTTGTCAATTTCTAATTCATGAGCCATTAAAAAAGTGGCTTTAAATCTTGTTTCTAATGCGTTAATGTCTGTTTTGTTCATAGTTCTTAGTTTAAAAGGTTTTTATAATTTCTCTAACGATTTGCTCAAAGCTATTTTAATACACATTAATTTTAAATTAATAGAATGATTGAAGTTATTTAAATCAATTTTAGAGTAAAAAATACTTCTTAAATGTTTATTTGTCTTTATTTCTTTGTTTAAATCAATCATTATAATTAAATTAAGTTAACAAATACCAGCCCAATAATAAGGATAAACACAATAGTAAATCCTATATTAGTTATTAACGTGGCATTTTTATCTGTGAATAGGTTTTCAATTAGTTTCATAATATTATATTAAATTATCGTTTGAAATCCATTTACCGTGCAACTTTCTGGCTACGACTACAGCATTATATCCTACTCGTTTACTTACTACATTATGCTTGTTTATTGTAGCGTAATTTTTAGCACCTTGAAGCGTTTTAGATGTATCTATGTGACAGCCTTTAAAATCTAATATTCCGTACATTGTAATCATAATAATATATTTAAGTTATTTTGTTTTTTAGTTCCTTTGTATCTTTTCGAAAGTAGCATCGTAAAACAGCGTACAAAGGATTCAACTTCATTTGTTAACTTCAAGTTATGTAATAAGTCTATTATCTACAGTTTGCAATTAACGTTCAAAACAGTTTAAACACATATTCAGGTGCTCTTACTAATTCAAACCAAAGAATTAATTTAAAAAGCTTTTAATTCTGTTTCAAACTCTTCTTGCAATTCTTCATCTAAAATACAATCCCAATTATCAGAAATAGTACTAAATTCATTTAACAACTCTTCGCCTAATATGTAAACTAACATATTTACTACTTTTTCACTACTTGAAAAGTCCGTATTAACCTCTCCGAAGTTATCTTGTTCATACTCTCTAATCTTTTCAATAGCTGCAAAGATACCGTAATTAGCTTTTAACCACTCTTCAGCTTGATGATAACCAATAATATAACAATCAGTGTTAAATAATTCGTGATGCAAATCAGATACGTGTTGATCTAATAAACGACCATCTATTAAAGCGTCTAGTATATGGTTTACTAATTCTTGTTTTGTTGTTGTAGTTAATGTCTTCATAATATATATTTTAAAGATTTGTTTTGTTTTTAAGATTAGTTAAATTTTGCCCAATGATAAATAATTAATTCATATAAGGAGAAGGAGAAACAACACCATGTATTAAAGCAGCAATACAAAGTACTACTAATATAGTTAATACAATTAATCTAGGTTTGTTACTTAGTGCTAATGTGATAAAATTTATCATAATATAAAGTTTAAATTGTTTGTCTTATTTCTATATTCAAATATACATACATATATTAATATATACAACAATAATGTAATATATTTTAATAAATAACGTAATTAGATAAGATAGTATTATAACTATGATAAGATAATACTATAATGTATGCAAATCAGCCCAATAAGGATAAGAAAACACTATAACACATACAAAGAACAGTACATTTGCTTATCAATAAAATATATACTAACTTGCATAACTATAAAGAATAACGATAAGCAGCTCAATAGATAAAAAATCATAAGCAATGAATAATAAAAAGAAAACAAAAAAAGATAGTATAAACTTTAACAAGATAGGACCTCCTTTTAAATACGAACCTAAAGAACTTGCCCAAAAAATAAAAGAATATTATAAAGAAATAGACGAAAACCCAATAGAAAAACGAAAGGTTGAAACAAGCAACAAAGATACGAAGGAAACAATAGAGTATATAAAGAGACCTTACTTGCTTGAAGGCTTATGTAACTACCTAGATATAACTCTAAAAACGTTTAAAAGTTGGGAAAACAACGAGCAATTACTTCCACTCGTCACACGCGCGAGACAAACAATATACGATAATAAGCTAGAGGGTGCGACTGCTGGGGTGTTTAATGCCAACATTGTAGCGTTAGACTTAGGCATGGCAAGAAAAGAAGAGCAACAACAATCGGGGTTGCTTATTCCTATCAACGGCAAGGAGGCAAAGGCTATCCTGCAAAGTTTAAGCAACGAATATGGAACATTGCCAGAGGTTAAAACGATTGACATTGAAGCTGAAGATGTTGAATAGGGGTAATATAGTATTAGTATGTGCTAATCTGCACACGGTGGAGACAAAATATATCGCTGAAATAGTCTAATAATGGTATTATATTAACTTAAACGATACAATTTAAGTATATATAGTATTAATGTGGTTCGGTCTGGAGTCCTAAAACGTTTAGCCGATACGATCAAAGATGTAAAGGTTGTGCAAATCTAAGCCAAATAATAAAGCAATCTAAATAATATACAAATCAATATTACATCATAGATAAAATAGTATTGTTGTTCCGTATCTTAACTCTGAATGAGTCAATGTATAATTAGTGAAGCCCCATTTTGAATATATAAAAGACTATTATTAAACACCCCTAACCCCCACGAGGCGAAACACCATGCCCTTTCCCTACCATCAAAATTTTTTACCAAAAATATGAAATTAAACTTTTTCTTGTTGTGGCGGTGTCAAATAACGTGATGTGGCTGATTTTGGTGTGTTTTACGGTTGTTTCGTGTATTTGGCGGTGTGTTTGTATGGTTTGGTGGTGCGAAACGTTGAGAATGGCTGAAAAATGTCGCCGATTGCTTTCGCAATGAATAAAATACTGAGGTTGTGGCGAGAAAGTCAGGTTAATATTTTGTTGGTATTGGTATTATGGTTATATTTGATGTCTATGACCTACAAGCGTAAAGGAAAGGTAAATACATTTCCTTTAGATAGAGAGATTGAGTTAGTGGTTACTAAGGGAGATAAATGTTTTAAGAAGGTGATGACGTATGATAAAGCTTTGCGTTGGGCGAAATTACCTGGTTATCGTTACCAATATTGTGAGGTTGGTTTTTGTTCATTAAAAGAAAATATATAGATATGACACCGAAAGAGCAAGCAGAGAGCTTAGTTAAAAAACATAAATCGAAAGCTAACGCTTTAATTGACGTAAATAGCACCTTATGGGTTTTAAGCAATCTTAGGGCGACCACTGAGATATTAAAGCAGTATCGTTTTTGGTTTGAGGTTAAGATAGAATTAGAGAAATTATAAATAATGTTGCAGTTTAAATATATTTTTGTATATTCGTAGTGTTAAATTTTGGTTTAATTTTTTCATTTAGTTTATTTTGCCCTAGTTTTTTAATAGCTAGGGTTTTTGCTTGTTTGGTTTTTTTTTGTATATTTACTTTAAATTAGTATTATGGATGATTTAGATATTATTATAGAATCTTTTGAGCAGAATGACGATGATGGTGTTTGTATGTTTCGCGGTTCGAGTTTGATTATTAATGGTGAAAAGGTTGATAGCAATGGGGATCATATTAAAGCTATATTAGAATATTTAGGATATAACGCAACAGTTTATTATAATTAGATGGATTCACAAGAAAAGTTAGATTGTAAAATATTAGAACGTCAAAAATTGATACAGTCTAATATTAAGAATAATACTTTTAGTTTTGAAACGGATGGTAGTTTTAAGATTAGGTTAGAATTATTAGACAAGGAAATTGGGCAATTGCAAGATAAAATATTAAAAGAAATTTATGAGTAGTTTTAAAACAAGAAAAAGTTTAGATATTAAAATACGTGCTAATGCACTTAAAAATGGAGATGAATTTGCAAAGAAAACATTCATTGCATTAAGAAAAGATGATACTTGTTGGAGAAGGTTTTTAAGATTCTTTAGAATAATTCCACCTCAAAAAATATAATGGCTGGATTAACTGAGCAAGAAAAGAATAGGTTAAGAGTTATAAAACATAGGGCTGAAAATAGTTTTATGTTTTTTTGTATGTATTTATTTAAGGAAAACAACAATATAAAGTTTTTACCATATAAGCATTTATTATTAATTTCAGAGAAGCTTGAAGCTATTGCTAGAGGCGATTTGAAACGCTTAATAATTAATATTTTTCCTCGTAGTGGTAAAACAGAGATGGCTGTAAAGTTATTTATAGCTTGGGGATTGGCACTTAACCAACGTTCAAAGTTTATTCATTTATCATATTCTGGTGATTTAGCAATTGACAATTCTGCTATGGCTAAAGAATACATAAATTCGGAGGCTTTTCAAAAGATTTGGAAAATGGATTTGCGTATTGATTCAAAAGCGAAACAAAAATGGTTTAATAAACAAGGTGGTGGATGTTATGCAACTTCTACTAATGGTCAGATTACAGGTTTTGGTGCTGGAGATACAGTAGCAAGACAAACAAAAGACTTCAAAGGTTTTAGTGGTGCTATTATTATTGATGACCCTAATAAACCAAGTGATACTTTTTCTGACACAGAGCGTAATAAGGTAAATATGCGTTACAATAACACAGTTCGCTCAAGGATAAATAATCCACGAGAAACACCTATCATCGTCATTCAACAAAGATTACACGAAGATGATTTAAGTGGATTTTTATTGAATGGTGGTAGTGGTGAGGATTGGGAGCATTTAAACTTACCTGCATTGGATGAAAACAACGTACCTCTTTGCCCTGAGAAATTTACTTTTGAAGAGTTGGACAGTTTAAGACAAGCAGATCCATACACTTTTAATGGTCAATATATGCAAAGCCCTACCCCTGGAGATGGTGGAATGTGGATGAGGCATTGGTTTAAAAGTAAATTATTAGCTGAAATTCCAAGAATAGATAGTTGGCAACTATACATAGATGGAGCTTACACTAAGAATACTGCAAACGACCCAACAGGTTTAATGATATGTGCTAAGAGTGATGAAAATCTATATGTTTTGTCTGCTGTTTCTAAGTATATGGAAATGCCAGAGTTGCTTAAATATATTCCTCAATATATAAACAGTTTAGGTGTATATGTTGATAGCGTTCTAATAGAGCCTAAAGCAAGTGGTTTATCTATGGCTCAACTTTTAAGAAATCAAACAAACTACAATGTAATTGAACTTAGGGGTAAAATTTTAAGGGAGAGTAAAATTGAAAGAGCTAGTAAAGCATCTACATATATAGAAAGTGGAAAGGTTTTCTTAATTCAAGGAATTTGGAACGAACCATTTTTAGAACAAATATCTAAGTTCCCATTGGCTAAACACGACGAATACGTAGATTTACTTTCTTATGCTATTGATAGAGATTTATTCAAGCGAAGTGTAGCTAAAATAATTTGGTAATTAATTAAATTTATCATACATTATAGGAATATAGATTTTTTTTATTAACTTTGTAATTAAATTACTTCATAAAATGACTTTTACTGACGAACAAGCGATTGAATTAATAAAAGAAAAACAACATCTAAGTCCTGAGATAACTAAATTAAGGAATGATTCAAAAGAATTATATGCTTTGATTGAGGGTGATATGTTTAAAGAAGAGTTAATTTCTAAGATTGAGCATATTGAGGGTGAGAAAAAAGCTAAAGCACGTAAAAAGTATTCAAGAGATGTTCAAGATTTCTTTGAGAGGTTATTTCAACCTATTGATAATATTTCTTATGCAACTGGAGGTAATAAAGTTTATGATATTGAAAACGAAGAGGTAAAAAGATTATTTTTAAAGCAGATTGATAATATAAAAGACAGTAATACATTACAACATTGGGTTATGAATGTTGGAATTAAGCTTAGACACGTTGATCCTAATGGATTAATGTTTATGGAATATAGAACTAGCCCTAAAACTGAAATTTACCCAACATATAAAAGTATAAATGATATTAGGTGTTACGAAAGGAGAGGTCAATTATTAGAATGGCTACTTTTTGAGCCTTCTATGATTGATGAGAAGGAACATTTTAGATTTGTTGATGATTCTGCTGATAGAACATTTAAAAAAGAGGGGGAAACATTTATTTTAGTAGAATCAATGTCTTTTGAGCATCCTTTTGATGAAGTTCCTGCAATTATAAACTCAAATTTAGTAAAAGTAGGTAAGGATTATAGAATTTCTGATATTACACCGATTTTAGGACTGTCAAAGGAGTATGCTCGTGACCAATCAATTAAAACTATCTATAAATTCTTACAAGGTTTCCCTATTCATTGGAGATATGTTACAGAATGTGATGATTGTAAAGGTACTGGAAAAGGGAGTAAAGGAGAATGTAATAAATGTGATGGTAGAGGATTCTTGCAAAAATCTGATGTTACAGATATAGTTACTTTACCAATTCCAACACAAGATACACCTGTAATTCCAGAGATTGCTGGTAATATAACTCCAAATTTAGACACATGGACTCAATACAATGATGAATTGAATACATTTGAGAAAGTTGCATTTAGAACTTTTTGGGGTACTTTGCAAGGATTAGAAGAATCTATTGGAGGTCGTAAAACAACTACTGAAGTTATATTCAATAAGCAACCTATTGAGAATAGGCTTAATAAGTATGCTGATTATGCAGAATTTGTAGAATGGAAAATGTCTAATTGGATTTTAGACTTTTATGATAGAAATGAAAAAACAGAAAACAAGGTAGTTATAAAATATGGTAGAAATTATGTAATTGAACCTAGTGACACTATTTTAGCTCGTTATGAAGAGGCAAAAGGTAAACAAGAGAACGATGTAGTTTTAGACGAGTTATTCAAACAATATCTACAAGCAACTTACAGGACTAACCCAATCGAGTTAGAAATAAATATTAAGAAATCAGAAATTGAGCCATATTTACACCAAGTATTAAAAGATGTATTTGATATTTTTGGTCAAGAAGAGGCGCAAAGAAAAGTATTATTTGGTAAATGGTGGAATACATTAATGATGTCTGATTATTTAAAGGATAAAGAAACATTAGAGAATGAATTTAATACGTGGTTTAATAAGAACAAGAAAGTTGTTATTGAGCCTAAAGAAAAATCGGCTGATGGTCAGCTAAGTTAATTTAAAACAATTATTATGAGTACAACAATGGTAGTGTGTAACATCTACGAGTTATTAAAAAGAGGTAAGGAATTTACCAAAGAAGGAAAAGTGTTAAAAAGGTCTAATTCAGTTATAACAAGGGATTGGGCTGACGAAAAAAACAATGATTGGAAAAATTCTGGTCTATGGTTTGAAATAGATGATGAAAAGACATCGGAATATTACAAAAAAGGTGAGTTAAAACGTCAAATGCGTAAAGAGGCAGAAGATAAAAAGAATAAACTTACTGAAATGGCAAGTAATATGCTTGACAATGCAAGTAAAGTTATTGAATTAGATGAAGATGTTGATGAATTAATTAGATTGAAAGCTGAATATAAAGAGCAGTTCGGTAAAAAACCATTTCATAAATGGGGTATTGATGAATTAACCGAAAAACTTAAATAAGATGGCTTTAGAAAACATACAAGAAATAGAAAAAGCATTAGGTTTAGAAGAAGGTAAATTTAATGAGATAATTACGAGTGAAGAAAATCATTCAATAGATATTAGTGGTTTATATATATCAAAAAAATCTGACCACGATGCTTTAACAGAAAACCTTAAAAAAACATATCGTCAAGAAGGTGTTGAGGTAGCTGTTAAAACTGCAAGAAATGAATTAGGATTAGAATTTGAAGGTAAGAAAACTCTTAAACCATTATTAGAGGCTTATGCCAAAAAGATTGAAAATGATGCTAAGATTGAGCCTAATGAAAAATACGATACATTAAAAGTAGATTTTGAAAAAAGAGGAAATTTAATTACCGAATGGGAAGAAAAGTATAACGACCTACAATCTAACTTTAAACAAAAAGAAAGCCAAAGAACTATTGACAACACCTTGTTAAAAGAAATACCAGGTAACACATCAATTCCAAAAGATGATATATTAGCTATTCTTAAATCTAAATATGATTTTAACGTTGGAGAAGATGGTTTTGAAATCATAAAAGATGGTCAAGTTCAAAAAAACGATGCTAACATGAACTTACTTACTGCAAAGGAGTTTATGACTACATTTATAAATCCATATCTTAAAAAAGTTGATGGTGGTGCTGGTGGTGATGACTCTAAAAGTGGAGGTAAAGAATCATCACTAGACGTTTTTAATAAACGTATGGAAGAAAAAAGTGTCAATATAGGTAGTGAGGCATATAATAATGAAATGTCTAAAGCTATTAAAGATGGAACATTGAAATTTTAAGTTTGTTTTTCATATATATTTTGACCCTACTAGAAATAGTGGGGTTTTTCTTTTGTAATTAACAAATGTTTTGTATAGTTGTTTAACTACGTGTAAAATTTCGTTTTAATGAATTTTACGCAATATTATTAAAATCTATTACTTATTATTTCTCAATAGAGTATTGTTATATCAATAATTATTTGTAACTTTGTTTGGATATCTTATCTAGACAAACACGCATTGTGCTAAATGCAAGGTCAAAGGCTGGTAAGCCATAAGTATTTTTAAATAAAGTTTAATTTTAAATCATATACAAATGGCAAATAGAACAACAGCCAATTTAGTAAAAGCACAAGCTAAATTATTAGGTGCTTTTCAAGCTCAAGAGCTACGTTTCAGGAATCCTGTTACATATTTAGCTTTTAAATTATCTGGAGCAATTATGTTCCCAAATTACGATATGTTACGAACTAGAGAAGATCGTACAGTCGAAACGAATTACAAACTAAGAGCAAATCGCTCATTAGGTACAGGTGGTAGAATCCACAATCATACAGGTGTGAAAGCTGATACTGGAACGCTTACTCCTTCTTGGACTACTTATGGAGATAAGTTTAACATGTCTTTAAAACAATCAGATACTTCTTTATACAATGCAGAAGAGCAAATGGCTCACGAAGTACAAGAAGTTGTATCTAACTTTGCAGAAGGATTAGAAACTGTCGCTACTAATTACATTTTTAATAACCGTTCACAAGTTAATATTGCAACAGCAGAAGGTGCTTTTGATGGTGTTGATTTCGCTTGGGAAATTACAGAGTCTACTCACGGAGATAGAGCAATTCAAATTACAAAATCTGTAATGCACGCTAATAAGTATAGTGGAACTAACTTAGCTGTTTTCTGTGATACTATTTCTTTTAATAAGTTTGAAAAAGATGCTGCTCAAGGTGCTCAAAATGCAACCAACTTATCTTTCCAATTTAATGGAGTTACATTTATCCATTCTGTTGAATTAGGTGCTTTAGGTGCTGGTTTAGTCAGTGCTTATAGTAAAGGTTTTTGGATTGTAGCAGAAATGGGAACATTTGGTGTTTTACCTTGGATTCCTGTTCAAAACCGTAGAGGTGTTTCAACTAAAGAGAATGATTACGCTACTTTAATGAATCCTATTGATGGATTTAGTTACGCAGTTCACTCTTATGAAACAAGGGCTGATGATAGTGCTAATAATGGTTATACGCAAGATGTTGTAACCCAATTTGAAATTAGTATTGACCAAGCATTCGAGGATGCTCCACTGTCAACAGCAAACGAAACAGTATTCCAAGCATTTGCATTAGTATAGATGTTTCAAGTAGATAAAATATCAACAAAACTTTATGGTTTAGTCGGGTTAAGAGATTCTTTTAACCCTGACTACGCTATATTAGATACAGATAACAAAACAAGTCGAAGTGGCTATTATGTGACTGACAATGCTTATGTAAAGCTAGAATACATAAAAGATTCACAAGATTACAAAGATATTTCTGATTTAGAATTTAATGAATACTTAAAAAGATTACAACAATCTAGTATCGTTAATATTTGTCATAGAGTATTTAATCGTTTTGATTATTTGGATAGAAATCTACTTTACATAAATGCACACAATAAAGTAAATCAAGAAACTTTAGTTGATGGTTTTGTAGGTTATAAAATAGAAGTTTCACAAGATAGGAATATTGCATTTGAGATTAAGCGTGTGTTGTTAGACTTCGATACGTTGGGCGACTTTAAGTTAATGCTCTTTAATACATCAAAGCAACAACCTGTATTTGAACAAGATATTACAATAACTGCAAAAACACAAGAAGCAGTTTTAGATTGGAAAGTTGACAACTCTGATATTACATATAAAGGAGATTATTATTTAGGATATATTAAAACTGGAATAACACCAATACCATTTAAAAGAGATTACAATAATGCTGATGTAATGACTGATATTTCTCATTTAAGAATTGAGAAAATTCAAGTAAAAGACCATTTAACAGAAACATTATTTGATTTAACTATTGAGGATGGTTTAAGCGAAAATATTGGGATAAATCCAGATATTACAGTTTATGAAGATTATACAGATTTAATTATTCAAAATGAGATGCTTTTTGCAAGGGCTATTGAGTTAGATTTTTCAATATCTATTATTAGGGAGCAATTAAACTCATTGAGAACTAATCAAAATCAGAGAGATGCTGAAAAGCAATCTACGAAAATGTTAGCCGAAATTGAAGGTACTGATGGTGATACTCCTATAAAATTAACAGGTTTGCGTTCTTTATTGATTGGAGAAATTAATCAAATTTCAAAAGAAATTCATAAGATTAAAACAGGTTACTTTAACGATAGTATAAGAGTTAATACTTTAACATAATGTTGTATTTAAAAACAGACCCAGTAGGAATAGATAAAAAAATACAGAGGATTCAAGAATATTTGTATAATAAACTAACTTCATCTTGGTCTGGTAATATTGAAGGATATGGTAGGGCTTATATTGATGATGAAAACGGAAGTATTAGACCATTAGTGTTTAAAGGAAATATAGACTACGATGAGGTTTTAACAGATGATAGAATTGGTGGTAGCCATTTCTTTTTTGTAGAAAATGTAGAATCTGAATTACTATCTAATTCTTGCTTATCAACTACTGATATTGATTTAATTTTAATAGTTGACGATTTAAGGAAAATTAGAGAAGATGTATCGCATTACGCTGATGAAGAAATTAAAGAAGATATTAAGCAATATTTAAATGGATTTTGCAGAATTAAATCAGCAGTAAAAGGAAAAGATGCTTTAGATGGATTTGATATAAGCCAACTAAAATTCTTATATCCATATTTCGTATTAAAAATAACAGCAACAATTAATAATTATTAAAAACATAAAAAATGAGTAATTACAGTGAATTATGTGTTGAGGACTCTAACTTGTTAGGAACAGGTGTAGGAAATTGTCCTAAACTATTAGGACCAGATGTAATGTTTATCTTATCAGAAGATACACTTACAGGGACAGCAGCAGAATTAAAAACAAAAGCATTTTGGGATGCTAAAATTAAATCAAAAGAAGCCTTTATATTCCCATTAGTAAGAGAGGTTGAACCACAAAATGTTGAAGCTACATATTTTGAAGCTGGAGATGGTTCATCTTATTTAATTAAAGATGAAGTACGAAAAACAATGTATCAATTTATTGAGAATATTGTTACGCATAGTGGTATGAAGTCATACGCTAATAGAGGTTGGAATATTTGGTATTACACAGAGCAAGGGTATTTAAGATGTCATACAAAAGGAGTAGATTCTTATGAGGGGCTTAAAGCATCTCGTTTCTATGTAAACGCACAGACAACACAAACTTTTACTGATGCATTACATACACCTGTTATAATTGAGCAAGCTGATGTTAATGATTGGGATATGGAGTATGGTGTTATTCAACCTGATTTCGATATGAAGGATTTAGAAGGTGTTTTCCAAGCTGATGTAGTTGAGGTTTCTTCTACTCAAGTTACAGGTACATTAACTGTAAACATTAAAGTATCTGTTAAAGGAACTAATACACCTTTAGCTGGATTATTGCCAGCCGACTTTAATTTGATTGATGAAAGTGGCGCAACGGTTACTGTTGATACTGCTGTAGAGTCTCCAAGTGGAACTTATGCTATTGTGGCAACTGATGATGCAACTACAGGTACTATTGGGTTAAAAGATGTTGTTACTATTGGAACTGACAATTATCAATCTGTATTAATACCATTTGCGGTATAATGGAGTTTACGATAGGTAAAGCAAAACTAAGGTTTAATAAGGACTTCAAACCGAAGTCCTTATCTTTGTTTTTGCAAGCTTACTCAAGATTCGGGAGTGAAGATGAGTTAACAAAGATTTACGACAAGTTAAATGGCGACACTATTAGAGCAAATAAAAAACCTAGAAAAGCTAAGCGAAAAAGCGATAACAAGTGAGTTGTTTAAAGCTTTAAAGGATGCTGAAAAGCTAATTATTGACTTAAATAAAAGTCAATTAAAAAATAATGAAGACAGGAGTGGTATTTTATTCTCTAATTACGCTTATTCAACAGAAAACCATTGGCGACACGTAGATAGACCTAAAACGCAAGAACTTTTTGATTATAAAGTTGTAGAAAATAAATATAACTTTGAATGGAGTGGAGATTTTTTTGAAGGTTTAAATTTATCCATTAGCGGTGATGAAGCCATTATTGATTCAACTGGAATGAGTGGAGAAAAAGAAGGTTTTATTAGAGCTAGTGAGGCTATGGGGTTAAAAGTTGATAATCTTAAAGTAGTAATAAAAACAAGATTACTACCACATTTACATAAATTCGCAAGAACAACTTTAAATATATGATTCATACGATTGAAACATTACCAATAGTTACATTTGTTAAGATTGCTGAAACTAATGAAGTTAAGCGATTATTAAAATATTACCCAAATAATAAACATCTAAGTAGGTTTGTAGTTTGGGCTTTTAAATTAGAGGATAAGTGGAGAAAAATTTGTGAAGAATATAATAAACACGAAGATAACAAGAAAAATAAAAAAATTCAAAGCTTAAAAGTTAAATTAAGTAAGCAACAAGGAAAGTATTACGCAATTATAGCCGCTTTAGAAGTTCTTAAATATGGAAGTAATGATAAGATGCTTGAAATACTTAAACGTTATGGATATGTAATTAAAGGTGAGTATTGGAGAGGATTAGAAACCATATATAAACAAGTATCTAATTTAAAAAATAAAATTGAAGGAATTAGGGATGAGATAAAAAAATATTCAGAAGTTGATGACGTAAAAGATGTAAGTATTTACAAAATTCTATCAAGACTAATGATAGGTTTAGAGATCTCATTCAAAACAAATGAATTGACAACAATAGAATATATCTTTTTTAGAAAGGAATTACAAGAGAAAATTAAAACCAATAATAAACTAATAAATAAAACAAAATAGATATGGCTGATGGTAAAATTAGAAAGGATGACTTAGTTGAAAAAGGTGCTCCTTCTGTATATAAAGATTTAGAAAGTCAAGCCGTAAAATCTATTGAGGCTATAACCGTTGCATTAGATGGTTTAGCTAAAAAACAATCTGAATTAGGTGTTTCAACTAAAGATATAATAAATTTAGAGAAGCAACAAGCTAATGAACTTAAAAAACTTGAAGCTGAAGTACGAAAATTAGAACAAGCTAAAAAAGCAAGAGAAGCACAAGTAAATAAAGAGTCAGCATTAAATGAAAGGTTAAAAAAGCAAAGGCTACAAGAACAAAAAGATACAGTTAGGAGTGAGCAACTTCTAAATAAATTAGCAAAAGCAAATCAAAATAATGCTAATGCTTATACTAGGTTAAACGCTGAATTAAAGAAAGTGGAAACGCAGTATAAAAACCTATCAGCTAAACAAGCTCAAGGAATAGCTTTGAGTGTAAAAGAACAAGGTCAACTTAAAGCACTAACAACTAAGTTAGCTATGTTGAGTGGTGCTTATAAAAAAGTTGATGCTGATATGCTTAGGACAACTGGTGGTGTTAGGAGAGCAAGTAGTAGTTTTGATAGTTTGGGTTTTTCAGTTGCTCAAATTACTCGTGAATCCCCAGCGTTTATAAACTCAATGAATACTGGGTTTATGGCTATATCAAATAATATCCCAATTTTTGTAGATGAAATTAATAAATTAAAAAGAGCAAATGCTGAATTAATTGCACAAGGAAAACCACAAGTTAGTGTCCTTAAAAAAATTGGTGCTGCATTTTTCAGTTGGCAATCGTTAATTTCTGTTGGTATTGTTTTGTTGACAATTTTCGGTCCTAAATTAATTAAAATGGCACAAGCTGCTATTAATGGAGCTAAAGGATTAGATGTATTGGCAGATGCTCAGGAAGATATAAATAAAGCAATGGGTGATTCAATAGGTAAATTTACAGCTTTAATTTCTGTCGTTAAAGATAGCACTAAATCAGAAGAGGATAGACTTAAAGCGATGCAAGAATTAAATGATGAATATCCTGGTTTTAATGCTAAAATATTAGATGAAAAAGATAATATAGATCTTGTTAATTCAGCAATTGATAACTATATAATAAAACTAGGGCAAAAAGCAAAAGCTCAAGCAGCATTAGGTTTGTTGCAAGAGAAATTTACAGAACAAATAAAGATAGAGGAGAATGCAAGAAAAGAAATATTTGAAATAACAGGTGAGGAGAATACAAGTATTGAAAGGCAAAAAGAAATATATGACGAATTAGTAAAATCTACAAGTAAACTAAGTAGAAATAGAGCTAAAGGTGGTGCTCAAGCATTAAAAGCAACTAAAGTAAATTCTATTTTAGAAGATCAAGCTGAAATACAAGATGAAATAAATCAATTATTAGATATATATGTTAAAAATGTTGATTTTAGTGATGTTAAATTAAAAGAGAGTTCTAAAAAGAAAAAGAAAAACAATAAAGAGGAAACTAAATTCTTATTTGGGTCAATTGGATATTTAAATGATTTAATAGATTTATATGAAAAATTAAATAAATCAACAACAGACCCTAAAAATAGAGAGTTTTTACAAGGGCAAATAAAACAATTAAATGATTTAAAAGATGCTTTAAATGGTATAAGTAAAGATGTTCCAGAATTAGCAATAGATAAATTTATACCACCAGCAGATTCTTTTAATTTAGACGAATTTAGTAATGAGATAGCTAGACAATTAGATTTATCTGAAGATTTTGTTAGCAAGGCTATAAAAGGTTATTTGGATAGTGGTATAAATGATTTTAAACTATTTTATAAGGAACTTGAAAAATTAGCTAAGAAAAATGCAGAAATTAGAAATGAGATAGAAAAGCAATCTTTTGATTTAGTTGAAGAGTTAACAAATTCAATATTTGAAATAAGAATTAATAGGATAGATGCTCAAATTGAAAAAAGCAATGAGTTTTACGATAATGAAATAGTCAAAGCTGGAGAGGATGAATCAAAGAAAAAAGCACTAGAAGAGGAAAAAGCGATTAGAGAAAGAAGATTGCAAAAAGAGAAGGAGAAGCAAGAGAAAAAAGCTTTTTTATTTAAACAAGCGTTCCAATTAGCTGAAATAGTTATGGATACCGCAAAAGCAGTAGCTGCAATAAAATTACAAGCATCTATTTTAGCTGCAAACCCAGTAACAGCTCCATTAGCATCTTTGGCATTGTCACAAATACCATTAGCAATACAAAGTGGTGCTTTAGCTGGTTCAATTGTATTAGCTCAATCAATACCAGCATTTAAAGAAGGTGGAACAATGGGTTACGATGGTAAAGCATTAATTAATGATGGTGGAAATAGAGAATTTGTAGAAAGAAATGGTCAAATATTTGCTACTCCAATTAAAAATGCAGTTGTAGATTTACAAAAAGGAGATGTTATTCATAAAGATATGAATGCTTTAATGAATGCATCTATAATGACATCTTTAGCAAATGACAATAAAAATTTAGATAGTAATAAATTAAAACTTATCTTTGATAATAATTACGCAGGATTAGAAAAAACTATTAAAAATGGATTTAATAATGCTAACGTAAATACAAATGTTAATTTAAAAGGTTTTGATTATGTTCATCAAGCATATAAAGAATCACAATCAAGATGGTCTTAAATGAGTGAAATATCAAGTGCATATAGTAATTATGTTAGATTTAGACTAACAGCAGTTAATGTAGATTCTTTTATATTAGATAGTGAACCTATTGGATGGAAAGAAGATGATTTAGAACTTGACAGACATAAAGATTATCATGGTATTTTTACTAATTTCACAAATAATTTAGAGTTTATAAACGAAGCTAAAGATTATATAGATACAGCTTATAAAGTTGGTGGTATAAATGCAGATTTAACATTAACAAAGGATGTTTTAGTTGATAATGGTGATGATGTTATTTTTAAGACAAGATATACTGCTAAAGCTGATTTTAATACAATGGTTAAAACAGCAACAAAATTAACTATAAAATTTACTTCAAATAATTTAACAGAATTAATAAAATCTCACGAATCAGATGAATTTGAAATAGAGACTACTAAATCTATAGATGATGATGTTTTAGATGAAATAGTTTTAGATAAAACAGAAATAAAAGGAAGGAGCTTAAATGTTATAGGGGAAAGTGTTTTTGACACTGAAAATACAAGTAGTGAAATTGTATCAACACATAATTTAACACCAATAACAAAATTAATATCTGATACTCAAACAAGGCATAGTTCGGTTATAACTTCTGAATTTGGAGATGCTACTAATCCTACAATATCTGCTGGTAACTTATTTTTTGATAGATCAACAAACCCAGGAGAGTTAGATATAAATATAGATGTAAACTATAGTTTAAATTTTAGCATATCAAATGCAGCTCGTTTTTTAACTGTAAAAATACTATTACTTGATTGGAACGGTAGTAGTTATGATACAGTAGAAGAAGAGGTTATTATTTTTGATGATTGGGCAGAACCTTTCGCTTCAAATTCATATAATGTTAGTGGTACTTATAATAAAATACTAACTAAAACTCAAGGGTTACTTTTCGAGTTTAGGATTGGTGGCTCTTATGATGGTTTAAAATTCGATGACAACATTAAATCAAATATAAAAATATCTGAAGTTGAATTTTTTGAATCATCGCCAAATTTAGATTGTATTTTTTCTCATGACTTATCAAGTCGTTTAATGTATATTATTACAGGTAGAAAAGATGCGTATTATTCTAAATATTTTGGTAGAAAGGAATTAGGTTATACTGAAGATGGTGAAGGCGGTTTGATAGCTTTAATGAGTGGATATTGGATTAGAGCGTTTGATAGGTCATCTGAGAAATATAAATCGCTTAAAATATCATTAAAAGACCAAATAGAATCTAATAGAACAGTATTTAACACAGGAATTGGTGTTGAAACTGTAAACAATAAGGAAAGGTTAAGAGAAGAGGATTTAAAATATTTTTATCAGAATGAAGCAGTTGTTAAATTACCGAACCAAATAAAAAATGAAAAAAGAACAGTAGATACAGATTTGTTTTTTAGTGGTATGACTTTTGGATATGATAAGGTTTTTGATTATGAAAATGAAATAGGTTTAGATGAGCCAAATACAAGAACAGAGTATGTAACTCCTATTCGTAAATCTACTAAAAAATACAAAAGATTATCTAAGGTTAGGGCTGATGAATACCCTGCTGAATTAGCTCGTAGAAAACCACAAAAAACATTTCCGTTAGAGGATACTAAATATGATGATAATAATTGGTTTAAAGATTTAAAAAGAACTGATTTTTTAGGATATGAAGAAAAAGAAAGTGTTACAAATCCGACTTTACCAACAAATAGACTAAAAGAACAAGCAAGTGGTATTAATTCCCCTGAAACTTTTAGAAGTTCATTTTTCACTCCTTTAAGAATGTTAATGCGACATGCATGGGTATTTAGAAGTGGAATGGAAGTTTATTTAGATAAAAAAATTAAGTATATAAGTAAAGATAAAAATAGCACTTTACAAACTCACGCAACTGACGATTGGAATAAAGCTTTAGATAAGCCTTATATTGAAAACGAAGATATAACAGTTAGAGATTTGGAACGTTCAAGGTTTTTGCCTGAGATAGTCGAGTTTGAACATCCTGTTGATGATGAATTAATGGAGTGGATTAACGGTACAACTACTATGATTATTAACGGTAGCGAAGAAGAAGTGCCAAATATATATTTTAAGTTTGAATATACAAATGAAAATGGTATATTAGAGCGTGGATATTTGCTTAACTTAAAACCGAATAAAGAAGGTAAATGGAAAATGCAATTAAGTAACGAAAACCTTATAACGTAATGGCTAACAGTAAAATAACAATAACTTTCGGAGCTGACGCTGATGTTGCAGATTGGCTATCTTTTAAATATAGATTGATAGGTGATACTGTTGAAACGACATTATTGGAAACATTTGTGCTTAATAGGGTCCAAAATTATCAAATCACAGCACCACCAGTTATAAGTTTGGATGGTACTGATTCTGCGACAAGATATGTAGATGCTTTTAATATTGATTACAATGGTTTTAGTGCTTTTACAGTAAGTAGAGTCGCAAACGAAGTTACAATACAATTTACCAGTGATTTGTATGAGTTTTTAGATTTCCAAACTAATTTTCCTTCTATAACTTCTATTATTGAAAATTTTACACCATCTACATTTAGTTTAGTTTCTGCAATTACCTCTGCAAGTGTAACTGATGTTTGTGGAAAATATCAATTAGATGTAACTGCAACTGAACCTATAAAATCACTAATAATAAATGGTCAAACAGTAACCGTAGATACTCCAAATGTTTTAAAGACTATTGGGCTTACTAGAGCAGTACCTTTCACTATATCAATGGTTGATGTAAGTGATTTAGTTGTTTATGTCGGAGATTTCCTTTTCGGATTATTAGATTCTGGAAATATTGTAGTTAATGCTGTTAATTCTTTAATTGGTGCAACTGTAACTGTTAATATTACAAATGTAGATAATTTAGTTTTAGAATATTCTTTAGATAATGTAAATTGGCAAGATTCTAATATTTTTACAGGTCAAGGTTTAGGAACTAAGTTTTTATATGTAAGAGATCAATTTGGATGTGTTAAAAGTAAAGAATATACTGTAACAGAGTTAGGAAGTAGAGAACCTTTTTTTAGAATATCTAAAGCTAACTCAATAAACTTCTCAAAGAAAGAGGTTTGGGATGGATGCACAATATTTAAGAATGACGAAAACACATTAGATTGCCAAGGGTTATCTGAAAAATTATATAGAACTGATAATTTATTCCAAACTTGCGACACAACAATTATACAGTTTAAAAGTAACTACGAAACTAATTCAGCAGTTTTAAGGGATTCTGATGGTAATGATACAGTTCTATCGGTTGTTAAAAAATCACTAAACTTAAATAGATTTCAAAGTTTAGATGCTAAATATTACAAATATAGAGATGGAAAGCTAGGTGTTTACTTTGAAAGTGGAAATAAGTATGATGAATTTGGTTCTATTATAGGAACATACACATTAAATGGTAATTTGCCAGAGTTTGCTATAATAGGTCAATTTATAACAATTAATACTTTAGGAACTTTCCAAATAAAAGATATTTTAACAGATGATTCAATTAATAAAAGAATTATAGTTGTTGATTACTCTTATAATGGATTAGTTACAGATACTAAAGTTCAATCTATATATGATATTTTAGATTATGAGGTTTATGAATTTGGTATTGATTGGAGTTTATTCACTATTGGTAAATACAATGTAGTAATAACAGCTACAGACTCAATAAACGGTATTGAAATACATAATAGTGAAAGAATAAGTTTAGCCACAGAGCATAAGAATACCTTAGCTATAAGTTATTCAAACAACAATAATAGGGATATATTTTATAAATATGGAATAGTTAATTTTATAAGAGTTCCTTATATTAGATTTGTTCCAAAACAACAAGATGACAACGAGATAAGCATTACAGACGATAACTCTGTTGTAGTTGAATCCTCAGTATATGAGAAAAATGAAATAAAATTTGATGTTATATCCAACTCATTAATGAGAAAATTAGTCGTAGCTTTATCATGTGAAAATCTTTTTGTAAATGGAGTTGGGTATGTTAAAGATGGGAATATAGATACTGAAAACATAGATAATACAAATTTACATGAAGTTACAGCAACTCTAATTAAAACAAATATTAGTTACACTAACTTTAAACAAGGGCAAACAGGAATTGATAGTGGTTCAGCAACATTTGAAGCACCACAAATAATAACAACAGGTACAAACTTTATAAAAGCATAGTATGGGAGCGACACCACAAGAATCACAACAAATAATAGATAACACGGCTGCTATAAAGGCAATACAAGATGGAGCAAAGAAAGTTAGCCAATTACCTACGTTAACATCTTTAGTTAACTCACAAGATAAAATACCTTTAGAGAGGGCTGACACAGGTCAAACTGTTTATACAACAATTGAACAATTGAAAGATGGTGGAGTCAGTTCTAACACAGTTAAGCACCCTATAACATTGTCATTTTCTTCTGATAAGATAGAAAAAGGAGCACTTAGAAATATGTTTGGTGGACTAGATAAGGTTGTCGATGCTGATACACTTAGTAATGGTAATGATATTGTGGCTAGTGGAGGTAGAAGCAAGCTAATGTTTGTTGTTAATGCTGGTACTGATGTTGTTGGTGATTTAAAAATAACAGGTACTAAAGTTGATAGAGACACAGGTGTTTCAACTCCTGGATTTGAAGAAATTATAAGTATAGATTCTTTAAGTATTGACAATTCAACTACTGATACTTTTGGTAATATAGTACATGACTTTTCAAATTGCTATACATCTACTGAATGGTTTACAAACGGTTTTACAATTTCAACTACAGATTTAGATATTAGCGACATTGACATATATAATGTTGCTTTTAATCAATTTGGAGATATGGAAGAGGTAACTATAGACGCTTTAGATTTAACAGCTATAACAACTAATGCAAATGCTGAAATATCAGGTCATGCCTATACGGTTAGAGTGGCTAATGGTAAAACAACCATAGAGACATTTGCGAACATGGAGTTACCTGCAATTGATTTTAATGATGGATTCTATAGGTTCAGAAATGCTGTAAATGAAACTGTAGATACAAGAACAGATGGTGTTTTTGTTGATATAAACTTTATGCCTTTTATTCAATCATATTTTGAGAATATGTCATTTATTTTATGGGCACATGAAAACGAAACTATAAATATAACTGTTGATGGTAGCTTAGGTTTAGATAATATTACTTACGGTGAAAACTTAACAAATGGAACTTTAGTTTATTTAAATACTGATGGTAAGTACTATAAAGCTGATAATACAAGTGAATCAACAAGTACAACAGAATTAAGGTTAATTATTGAGGATGGTTTAGCTGACGAAGAAAAACTAGCACTAGCAAAAGGGCAATACACAACTACAAGTTTAACTGCTGGTTTAGAATATGTTGGGGTAAACGGAACAATCACTAATTCTCGCCCAACATTAGCAACTGAAACAGTTAGAATAGTGTCTACAGCTATAGATGCTACAACAAGATATTTTGATGCTTCTAAAACATGGATAAATGGTACTGCTAGTAAAATAAACGGAGTTACAATAGCTGGTGCTGGAACAGAGTTTTTAGATAATGTATTTAAAATACTTAATTCAGCAGACCAAACAAGAAAATTAGAGTTTGATTTAAGCCAAATATCAAGTGGAACTACGAGAACGGCTACCCTACAAGATAAAAATGGTGTTATTGCATTTTTAGATGACATTATACAAGCAGCAGTTGAAGAAGCTCCGATTGACGGAAAACAATATGCTAGAAAAGATGCTGGATGGGTAGAGGTCGAAGCAGGAGCCACAAACCCTACACGTGTAGATATGGGTATTTCTAATGATATAGATTGGGCTAAACCTAACGGTATATTTTTAAAAACATTAACAGAAAATACCACTTTTACAGATAGTAACCTACCTAATGGATTAAATAT